ACGCTTCGAGGTCGCGCCGTTCCATTCGGCGATGATGCTCGTTTGCCAGTCCGCGTCAGACTCGCCAAAGGCAGGCCCGCGCGTACAGATTCGTGCGGCACGGCGCATCATTCCAGAGTTGAACATCGCGTCAAGCCAGACCATGACAGACTCGCCCATTGCCACCGTCATATGGCTGGCAAACGTCGCAAACTGCCATTGCTGTTTGCAGGCCTGCATGACCGTGAGCGCATCAGTCAAATCGGTTGAGCCCTCGACGGGTGCCGTCGTTGTCTGTACCCAATTGTCGCCAGCAACCAGTGATGCGCTAGTCAGGTTCCATTTGACGTTACCGGCCGCGATCGTGATGCTGGTAGTTGTGCCGAGTGCGAGCACGGGGCCAAGTGTCCGGCCGCCGTCAAGACTTACCTGGTAGGTAATGCCGGCCGAGCCGACAGTGCCGCCAACAACGATCTGGCAATACGCTTCGTATTCGTCGAATGGGTGAACGGACGTGTCCTCAGATGGTACGCAAGCGCCGGTGACGTTGGTATTGTCCATCACCCCGTAGCCGCCTAGTGTGGTCGCATTCGTGCGAACCACAATCACTGGCTTGTTGCCGCTCCGATAGGTGAGCAGGCTCGCCAGTTCCACAAGTGGACCGGCCCCAAAGGTCGCTTGAATGTCCGCGGGTCGCGCGAAAAGAGCGGGCGAAAGCAGCGGCCCAGTTGTTGACGGCCCCGCCACAATGGCAACGTCGCCTTGCGTGTTCGTGGGCAGCGCACCTAGCGCGCCGTCCAACAGTGTCAGATTGACCGATGCAATAGGCATTTACGTGCCCTCCGGTGTTGGTAGTTGCAAATCGATAGTCGGTTGCGGGTCACGTATGACCTGCACATTTTCGTGCAAAACGTCGATGTCCTCTTCTTTGATCCCGATCGTGACCTTCCATTCAAAACCAAAAGGCCGCTCATTCGAGGTCACAACGCGCTGATATTTGCCAATCCAAATCCGTCCAGCCGCGGCCTTGTGCAGCGCAACACGGACCTTCATGCGTAGCTTGTCGACGGCCTCATAATTCGACCGTTCGTCGTTGGGCAGATTAGGATCGATCGCCCAAATGTAGATCGTGGCCGCCGCTAGAAAATCGGACGTGTGAAGCGGAGTGCCGCCCACTCCGCGTGCAGCCTGGTCGACTCCAACAAGGCCCTGATCCATCGGCTCGATCACGACGCGGTTGGCGCGTCCGCCGCCCTGATTCGTCTGCTGCGCCGCTTGACGGTAGCCAAAAACGACCGAAGTTGTTTCCTGATCGGCGGCAAACAGCGCGACGATCTGATCGTACAGGTCGCGTAGCGCACTCACGACGCCACCGCCATTTTCTCATCAAATCGTTGCTTGTAGATTTCCTTGATCGCCCGTCCAAATTCACCGGGCAGCGATGTCGGAATCATTGGCCGAGCGGGCAGGCCACCATGCAACTTGACTTCTGCATGATGCGCGGTTGCATCCGTCGCCGCCGCCGCAGTAGTGTCTGCTTTCTCTTGCGCCTTCTTCGAGACAGTCCCGACGCGCGCGGTGCGACGGACATATTTCGCAGCGGCCTTAGCTTGCTTGCGTGCCGTTCCGGCCGCACGTTCAGCCGCCCTTGCGTGTCGCCCCTGCCCGCCGCGCTGGTGAAAAATATGAAAGCCGGACAGAGTAGCGATAACGTCGGTTCCGACCGCTACCACTTCGATCACTGACATTGCATTTTGCAGTGGTGCATGACCGTCCGAAGTAGGAGCCCACGCGACGCCCTCCGGGCTTCGTTGCTGTGCAATTGCCTTACTGATCTCAGATTCCAATTCCCGCGCGACCATCGGCGCAGCTTCGCGCGCGATGTCCGGCAAGCTGCGAACTCGCTCAATCATGTCTTCCAACGCCGCAAATCCTTGCGCATTGTCAGTCATTGTTCGAGTCCTCAAATGAGCCGCGCGAGTATTGCCGATCAGTCCACTGATAGGGCGATGCGCTGGACGATCCCAGCGGACCGCCCGAAGTGATCGCGCTCGAAGCCATCCCGGCGATCACGAGAGGCAAATCAAAGAGCCCGTCAACAGAGTTAGCGGCCTCCTTGATCTCTTCTTTCGCCGTGTCCACTGCGTCAAGAATGCTCGCGCGGTCTTGTTCCGCAGTGGGATTCCATCCGCGCTTTGCGTAGGCCAGCGGCGTTACTAGCGCCGTCAGCCACGCGAAGACAATGACCGGAATCGGAGCAACCGTGAAAGGCACTTGATACCGTTTGCGCAAACGGGCATCCAAATAAGCGCTTTGCTCATTCAGCATCGTTTGCAGAAAGTCCGGCTCCTGAATCTCTAGCAGGTCCACGTCGCCTTGCGGCATGACCGTGCGGAGCCGGAAATCTGCAACTGACATGTAACCCGTCTGCACAACTGGCATCACATCACCTTAAGCCGTGCACTTAAAGATCAGGTACGGGTGCCCGTAGTCAGGCACGTTACGGCCCTTGATGTGCCACTCCAGAGTATCCGTGCGATCGAGGTCCACATTTGCGCCGGTTCCGCCGCCTTCGCCGGTATAGAACGTAATGTGGAAGGGTTCGCGTTCGACGTAGACCAAGCCGCCCAATTGCGAGCTTGTCTGCTGCTTCGCGATGACAAAGAAGGTCGTATCCGACTCGAAACCGGACAGCTCGTCGGCGCAGTTCGGGTCGCCGTAGCCGAGCTTGCCCTTGAGATATCCCTTGATGTCCGAGGTGCCACCGCCGCCGCCAACGCTGGATGCCGCGATGAACTCAGCTCCGGTGAGCTGGGCAACGCGCGGGAACAGGGTTGACCCAGCAATGATCGCTTCGGGACGCAACTTGCGAGGATAGAGCCCGTTAGGCATCTTGATCGCCGCGATACTCGCAAAGATCTTGCCCAAATGTTCCGCAGCAACGTCCATCGTGACAGCAGTGGAAATGTCCACTCCCGAGATAATGTTGCTGTAGGTGCCAACGCCGTGGTTCATCGGATTAAGCCAGTGCGCAGCGTAGAAATAAGGCAGTCCGTCGTAGGCCAAGGCTCCGGAAGTATGGCCGGCCATAAGCAGCTTTGCCGCCTCGTATTGCGGGAAATAGGCCGCAGCAGCGGAAACGTCGCGAGTCCACGAACCGGCCAGGTCAAGCCCGTGCCCGTCCGCGTCTTCGAACTCAGAGCGCGGGATCTGAATGCCCTCGCGAGCAAACGTGTTCTCGTACACGTGATCGAGCATGGTTAGCCCGTGCATGGGGACGTTAGGCGACATTCCAGTGCGCGTGATCTGCGCAGTGGAAAGCAGCCACATGATGATTTCGCGGCGGCTCTTGCTAGGGACAACCCTAGTGCATCGTTGCCACCACTGATCTAGAGACAGCCGGTCGTATTCAGTCTCGACAATCGACCGCATGTTGTCTTCAATGCCCATTAACTCAACTTGGGTCAGTACTCCGGTACTCATCTGTCATGCTCCTTTTTGCGGCCTTAGATCGCCACGGTCGCGTAACACACGACCCAGTTAGTGCCGTCAAACATCACGCGGACAGCGTGAGCATGAGAGGCAGTGAGCGCTGCGGTAATCGCAGCGGAATCCACCAGGTTGTAGTATGTAACGGTATGCCCGTTCTTTGTCCCGTCCGCTAGTATGTCGATAAACCAACCGATCTTTGCATTAGTCGCCGCAACGATCAGCTTTGACGCTGCACCCGTGGTCGGAATCGTGTAGACCACGCCAGAATCGGTCGGGTCAATTGTGGATTCGTAAGTGGTCACGTCAAATGCGGGAGCCTCACCGCCCGCTATGTCCAGTACACCGCCCCATTCGGAGGTCGTTGCCCCAGCATTTGTGCGCGCCACCTGACCAGATGTCCCGTTAGTCACTGCGGAAATGTCGATACTGCCCAGGGGAGTAATCGTGCTGTACGCGCCGGGGAGGCATTCCACAATCACGGTGCCGTCAGGCGAGAATCCGAAGATCACGCCAACAATCGATTTGCCGGTTGCGCTACGCGAAACGGTCT